GCTTAAACTTATTCATAGTGAGACGGTGTTAAATTCCTCCGCACACTCAATGAGTTGGGAGCAACGTTTTTCAACCAAGTAATTCAATGTATTTGAAGCCGGTTTCACAGATTCGAAAGTATTTATGATCTCCGTCTTCTTGGCGGAAGGAATTTTTGAGAGATCGATCAGCGCCTGATTGCGCTGGAAATTGCGATATTGCTCGGTTGTCATCTTGGTTTGCAGTGAATCCCAGTTCGAGATCCACTCATCCATGAGCTTGGCACGAAGTGGTGTCTGCCTGCCACCAGAAACAAAGACGTCATCCGGAGAAAGAACGTTTGGCACGCCATCACCGGTATCACCACGCAGAACATGCTCCTGCAGGTAGCGAACAGGATCTTTTTCCTTGACGAATTCTTTGGCCATCGGGCTGTACTGACGAACATTCTTGTACCGATGCAACTGAACAAAATCCTTGTCTGAAGATATGATCATAACCGGCTCGTGCTTGCCGAATTCCTGGGTGCTATCGGTCAGCGTGGCGATGATGTCATCGGCCTCGACTCCCTGCAGGTGGACGACCTTGAAGGGAAGGTTCTCGCGAATCTCGTCTCGGACATTACCGAGGATCCGAAAGAATTCCTTCCAGTCAATGTCACCGGACTCACGGGCGGCCTTGCGGGAAGCCTTGTACTGGGGAAACATCTCGCGGCGCCAGGTGCCACCTCCGTCACAGGCCAAAACCATCTGGCCGTATTCCCGACGGTACTTCGCATTGTAAAGTCTCAGGGAGTTCAGGATGCAATGACGAACTAATCCCTCGGAGACCGAGATACGCATGGCAAACAGGTTAGCGATGGCCACGCCAGAGTAATCTACGATGATCATTGTCCAGACATACTACCCCATGGAAGGGCAGATGTAAACATCAAAATTGCAGATTTTTAAGGTGCTTCCTGGTGATCTTACAGGTCAGCCAGTCGTTGTAGTACTTCTGGTCCAGGATGGCCTTACGGGTGAACTGCTCGTAGGCCTCCCAGTAGGAACACTCAGACTTCGAGGAGCAGAGGTAAAGGATCTCCCTCTTGAAGCTGGTAGGTCCGAGATCCTTAACATCTTGTTGAATCGCTGCGTTTGATCCGTAGTAGGATCTCCAGTCAGACTCGGCCTTGAACTTCTTTTTCTTTCCCTTGACCTGCTTGCTCTTCGAGGAGAAAAAGAGTTTCTTGCCGACGTACATTCGGCCATTCACCAGGTTTGTGATGAGATAGACGAATCCGATGTTTTTCTTCGGATCGAGTTCCTCTGGCTTTGGATCAAAAGGTGCATGCTGATAATACCACATGCACCTATGTATCAGTCTTCGTCCTCGTCTTCGTCAGATTCGTGAGATCCACAGAAAGGACAGAACTCTGGGTAAAACTCAGATTCCTCGTCCAGTTCCTGATCGTCAAATTCAGGATCAAGTTCCTGCGGGAGCTCCGTAAAGAGTATGGAGTACAGAGCCCCGCAACAATTGCATTCTTTTTCGATCTTCATGCTTCGCAGGATGCACAGTGCAACAGGTTACGCCCAAGTTCCTGGGCAGGATTGGTTCCGCGCTGGTAGTAAAGGCTCTTGACGCCCTGCTCCCAGGCAAAAATGAGAAGTTGATTGACGTCCTTCGGGGATGTCTTCGGATGAATCATCAGGTTCAGGCTCTGGCTCTGATCGATGAACTTCTGGCGAGCCGCGGCCTGAATGACGATCTCTTTCTGAGAGATCTCGCCGAAGGTCTTGAAGACATCCTTTTCAGTTTCCGAGAGGAAGTCTAGGTGCTGGACAGATCCACCTCTGACAAGGATGGTTTGCCAGGTGTTTCGATCGTTCTTGCCGTGCTTCTCGAGAACTGCCTCGAGGTAAGGATTCTTGTAGGTGAACTTACCCTTGGAGAGATCCTTGACGAAGTAGTTCGAATTGAGTGGCTCGATCGACGGTGAAACCTGGCCCAGGATGAAGCTCGAGGATGTGGTCGGAGCGATCGCTAGGGTCGTGACGTTACGCAGCCCGTATCCCTTGAGGAGTTCCGGTTCGCCGTACTCGGTGGCCATCTTTCGGCTGGCGGCCTGGGTCTTATCGCGGAGGAGCTTGTGGATCTGAACGTTGAGAAGCTTGGCCTCGAACGACTCAAATGGAATCATCTTGGACTGCAGGTAAGAATGCCAGCCCAGAACACCGATTCCCAGAGCACGCTGGTTCACTGCGAAACGGTAAGGTGCCTGCATGAAAGGCATTCCAGCGACCTTACGGATAAACTCGGTCATCACTGCATCGAGGAAATAGGTCATGACCTCCGGAGCATCCGTATCCTTCCACTCATCGTAGTGTAGGAGATTCATCGAGGACAGATTGCAGACGAATGACTCGTCCTCGGTGGAGGACAGTGCAATCTCAGAGCAAAGGTTGCTGGCCACGATCTTCTTGCCTTTGTCCTTGTAGACCTGCGGAGCATTTCCATTGACCGCATCGGTGAAGAGGATGTACGGATAACCGGACTCGAAACGCTTCTGAATGATCTTGCCCCAGATCTTTCTCTTGTTCTCATCGCCGGCGATCATGGAACGCATCCACTCATCGGTCACTGTGATGCCGATCGATAGGTTCTGAATGGCATGACCCTCGCTGCGAATCTGCAGGAACTCCAGAACATCTGGATGCTCGACCGGCAGATAGGCCGCAAAGGATCCGCGGCGTACGTTTGACTGGGACACCACATTGGTTGTGGTCTCGAACATCTCCATGAAGTGGACAGGACCAGAGGACTTGCCGCCGGTCGAGATGTCAGACCCGCGGGCACGGAGTCCGCCAAAATAGGCAGAGGTGCCACCACCCATCTTCGTCATCATTCCGACCTCTGCGGTCTTCTCCAGAATGCACTCGAGCTTGTCACAGATGTATGATCCGAAGCACGAGATCGGCAGGCCGCGTTGGATACCGAAGTTCGCCCAGATCGGGGATGAGAGGGAATACCATCCGCGTGACATGTAGTCCTCGAACTTATTCGCAAAGCCATCGATTCTCAGGATCGTCTCTGCGGCCTCTGCGATCTGGCGAACTCGCTGCTCGGGCGTCTGACCTGGTGAAAGGTAACCGCGTTCCAGAAAGAGGCGCGAGTCCTCGTTGAGCCAATAATAACGTTGATTCATGATTTAGAAGAGATCAGATGAGGAGAATGATTGGGACTTCTTCGAGTATTCAACCGGGCGCTTGAAGAAGAAATCGGTGGCGGTATTGCCCAGGACGTCCTCATCGAACCATGTGGTCTTTTCTAGAAGCTTCTGGTCCAGGTTCTCAAAGACCGGTTTGATTCCGATCTGAACCAGTGAATCGTTCAGACGGTTCTTGATGAACTCCTTCAGGATATCAGAGTTGAGACCGTCTCCCTTGTAACCATTCACGGACCAATCGATAATACGAGCCTCGGCCTTGTAAGCCTCCTCGCATTCATGGCGAATTCGCTCGGTGAGCTCCTCGTCAAACAGCTCAGGATGCTCCTGGCGGATGGTGTTGACGAGCTTGATGCCGACCAGGGCATGGATCAGTTCTTCCTTGGAGGTATAGGCAACCTGCTGGGCGGTATCCTTCAGGACGTTGCGGTAACGGTTGAACCAGTTGATGGTGTAAAACTGGCTGAACAGGGACACGTTCTCCACGTACAGTGTGAAGAGGATCAGGGAATAGACATACTGCTTGCGGGCATCCTTGTAATGCTTCTTGAGGTACTTGCGCAGGTACTGAACACGGCCCTGGATGATATCCAGCTTCAGGTTCTCCTCGAAGATGTGCTCCATCTCCAGGACTCGGAGAAGACGCTCATAGGCATTGTTATGAATCACCTCGACGTTGGCCATCACATAACCCAGGTCGGTGATGGAAGGGTGAGGAAGATTCTCTCCGAGCTTTGCCCAGAATGTCTTGACTGCAACCTCGATCTGGCCGATGGCCGAAAGGCAGCGGGAGATCATCTCTCGTTCCTGAGGAGTGAGTTCCGTCTTGAAGTCCTGCACATCGCTCTGGAAATTAAACTCCTTGTCGGTCCAGAAGCCGTTGTGCATGGCTGTGATGAACTCTTCAGTCCATGGATAATGGTCAGGTTTGCGAGAGATCTGTTCCTCGAAGATCATAGTGGTAGGTTACGCGCAGAATGAATAAATTTAGCCGACCAACACTGTACTGCACAGTGCGTCAGATGTAAACCGTAAAGTGACTTACGGTCTGAAAAAATCAGTGACCTTATCTATACC